GCCTGTGAGATACGAAAGAGTTCTGGATCACCAGTGGCACGAGCACCTTCGGCGGCGAAGTCTTCAAAAGACATGTCCCGCGCCCAGGGTTGTGTGGTTTTAGCTTGGGTGAAGAGGTTGGAAAGTTCGGAGATTGTCATAGGTTAGCGAGCTACACGGGTGTTCAGCATTTCAGCAATCCACTTCAGTGAACCAGAAAGGTCTGACGAAGTGGGTGCTGTGTTCTGTGGAAGATTCGTGGATCGGCTTAGCCCTGTTGGGTCCATTTTCTGAAACAAATTAGTAGCACTACCGATTGAACCTGGGTTGTTCATACGAGTCAGTCCCGTAGGATCCATCTTCTGCAACCACTGCATACTCGTTGGAGACTGTGGTAGGCTTACTGGAGACTCGAAACCTGTAGTTGGGCCATAAGAGTCATTCATAAATGACATATCACTACCTGGGTCGGAATACCAAGTAGATTCTGGTGGATTAGCAACTGTGCCAGCTACAGCTTGTTCATAGGAATTCCTAGGCAGCGCTGGCAACGGTTGTTCTTGTGGCTGTCCAAAAAGACTATTCCATTCAGCCACTGTGCGGTTTACTGGTTGATTCACAGGACCCATCGAAGCATCACCAAGATTCGGTGGACCCACGAAACCTCCTTGTGCCACATTACTGGTATTCACCGGAGCCTGTGGTTGGAACAACTGTTGCACAGGACCTTGCTTTGCTGGAGCCGGTGGGCCTTGCATTGGAGAGCTATACTCCGCCCTTGCTGTTCCATAAGGATTTGCACGTGACCGCGTGACACTTCCGTCACCGTTGTTGAACACATCCATGAACTTCCCAGGTGTGCGCATATACTGATCCTGGTTAAAGTTCGAAGGTGCCTGTGGTGGCGGTGTGTTCGGATCAGCCCAGCCTTGAACTTTCTTCTGCCTATTCACCGCAGCCTGTGCAGCCTCCCAAGCACCAGGTTGGCTAAGACTAGTCGAATCCAAACGTGCCTGCCGATCTTTAACAGACTGACGATCTGGGCCTGTGTTCGTGAAGAAATCCAACCCTTGTGGACCAGGCTGTTCGATCTGTCCAGACATAGTGCGCCGGGTGGCACCAGTGCGGTCGAAGATGTTGTCTTTGAGGAATTTGAACTGGTCGTTTTGGAGTTGCTGTTGGTTGGCAAAGCTAGCTTGTGCTTGCTGGGCTTCACGCATACGACGACGTTTTGATTTTGCAGTCTTGCCTTTTTTGACAGGGCGTGCATTTGGGTTCGTCGTGGTGGGAACAGCACGAGAAAAGATATCAGGGCCAATGGCCGCGAGCATTGAAGTGAGTGACATGGTAGTTTAGCGTTGTTGTTGGAAAAAAGCTGCTGCAGGATTTTGTGCTTGAGGCGGTGGTTGAGGGACATTAACTCCAATGGACTTTAAGTATTCCAGCACCATACGAGGATCAGCTTCACCTGTGCCCATGTTGCGTGAGATGCCGGTTAAGGATTCCAGCACACCCATTTGTTGCAGCTGTTGCTGACGTTGCTGGTCATATGCCAGCTGTTGCTGTTGCTGCATAGCACGTTGTTCCAGTTCTTGTTGCTTCAACGCAAGCTCTTGCTCCTGCATTCCAACTTGCTGTTGTTGTTGCTGTGGACCACGAAGCATTTCCAGCAGCTTCATAGCCATCATGGCTTGTTGTAGTTTATCGTTCATCGGATTTTGACGCTTGTTGTTTGACCTTGTTTGTTAATAGAAATACCAGCACCGCGAAGGACTTTAGGCTGAGGTTTGAAGATCGGCTCGAACTTTGGTTTGATGGGTTTCATAGCAGCTTGCGCTTGGCATTGATGGGCGGAAAGACTGTGACCTTCTCACGAACCCACAGACCCGAGGACTGTTTCTGCGTATCGCGGAGGACATAAGGTGTCCAGTCGGTATAATTCGTGGCTGGGATAGTATGACCCAACCGTTGAACGCTTCCACGATTAACTTCCATATCAGCAATCGCAGGTGTTGTGTTAATAGGAATATCACCATGCAAGCAATCTTTAACAGTCAACCCTGATATGTCCAAGTCATCAGTAATTGGCACAGGATGACGTAAAGACTCTTGACCCCAGGCTACAGCATTCTGAAAGTGTTCAATCTTCACCAAACAGTTACCTTCAACCGCGCTCTTCACAAACCAGCGATCTAAAGGATAACCACCGTTTTGGCTGTATGGAACCATCAGCACCTTCAACTGCTGCACCACCACAGCTGGCCACCTGTGAAACTCTGTGTCCCAAACGGTTTCAAATGGCACGTCCACTGTAGTGGCTCCATGGCTCTTGCCGAATACAAACGCACGGCGTCCAGGCGCGGCGTCAACAGTATCCACAAAAACATACTCATCCCATTCTGTGTCCTTTGTTCTTTCGCGTTGCCCCAAAGTCCACTGTGCATACCTCGTGCCAACCACAGGCAATGTCGCAGGCGTGATCAAATTATCATCCACCGTAAGCACAAAAGCGCTCTCAGCTGGATTTGCGGTGGGAATGGTTTGAAACGTAGCAGCCATAGTTAGTACGTAGGTGCAGTGTTGGACATTCCCACCACGCGCTCAATCGGAAAGAAGTAATCACCACCAGCGGTTTTAAACCTCCAAAACGAACGCTTGACTTCCAAGAACCTAGGCGCCGTATGCGACACTTCATCCGACGTGGCAATAGCACTATTCGTCACCACGGTAGCCACAACAACAGGCACCCCAGTCCAGCCAGGACCATAAGGATAGTTAGACGCCGTAGATGATCCAGTCTGAGGAAATGGAAACACGTCCCGATAAACCCCATCAAACACCGTCGTTGCCACCCCATCATTCAGGAGAATATCCGGCGTGGACGTAACCCCCGTGATATGATGCACCCGCCCGTCGTCTGTCGAAATGTAATAATCTGCCATAGTTTTATTTAGTAAAGTTCAATTTGTCCACCAGCCAGTTCACCCGCACTATCCTGCATAATTAAGTCCTGAAGCGCCTGCTCGGCCTGTTTCTCCGGGCTCGGAAGATTACCTTCTTTATTCCCTGTAAACACATGCCCAAGGCGATTACACTCCACCAACGTCCGCAGAATCAGAAACTCCTCTGCGTTCTCGGTCCACCAATCAGACGTATTCGTCGAGCTATTTATCGCAGCACTAGTCTCAGCGAACACTAATGGGGTGCTGTTTATGAACGCTCCATCTAGCTGACTATATTGTTGCACCGTGGATACAGAAGGCTCACTACCTGCAATATTAATTTGCACGCTAGAAGCGGTCAAGCTTACATCAAACCCCATTTGTTCCAATGCGCTCTTGACGTTTTCCTTTGTAAAACCAGTAGCATCAATCGCCAACGTTGGTGCATTCACTTGACCATAAGGTGAACCCAGCTGACTCACCGCAGTTCCATCATTGGCGTCATCCAGCGCAATCACACCGATTCTTGTTTCTTCTGTATTCTGCACATTCACATACAGATACGACTCATCATCTAGATTCACAAAAAACGAGGCATCCAACGTGGCACTCCAAACTGCATCCACACCGCTAGTCCATCCAGGCCACCACTTATACCCATCAACTACCAGCAACTGCGTCGCCGTAGGCTTTGGATACAATTCCAACCACTTACCTCGCACCACTCCATGTGGTTGATTCAACATCGGATGCCAGCCTGAGTCCTGCCGTAGCTGTCTCAACTCCTGGTATTCTTCACCCCACGTTTCGTAATTCTGCCGCATTTCAGAAACATGCTTCACGCCATGTCCCAAAATCTTAATCGGACAATCAGTCGTAGACACCTTATTCGTCGTGTCCGTGGCATCGCCGCGCAGCCACCAATGCTTACCTTCTTTCAACTTTTCCGTCCCACCACCAAACCACGTAGGACTATCCCACGCGACTTCATTAGCAGTAGTTACCGAGAGGTAACCCTTCTTCCTGCACACAGACCAATTGTGTCTCCGCTCTGCATACTTCCTTGCATTGTTCATCGCAATCAGAATCAAGTTTGCACTTGTCCCCGATACGTCAAACTTTGCAACGCTTCTCTGCAAATACATCGCCACGGTAGATTGAATCTCTGCTACAGTCATATTGATTACCTCTCGGTTTGTTACTTACACCAACTACTTACGCATGTCCCTTGACACCGAGAGTGCCGAAGGATGGGTGTTTGCCAGTGAAGCGCTTCAGGGTGTTGGTTCCTGTTTGGTTAGTTTCACGTGCAGTTGTGCTCAGCATTTTGGTTGCCGAGACGTGTTTGCCCTTTGGAGGCATGGAGTCGTATGACGACATTAGGTTTTTAGGCATTGTGTTTGTGTGGGTTAGGCTGTATAGCCGGTGACTGTGATGCGGATTGTGAGTGACGTGAGGTCGCTAGGAACATCACGAGTTGCATCAGTGGCGTTGGATACGTCAATGAGGCGAATGGTAAGACCATCGTAAGAAACAGCGGCTGGGTGGATAAATCCATCATCTGACGTGATTGCATTGGAGCAATCAGTGAAAGATGTAAAGCCCAGAGCTGAGGCTCCAATAGTGTTGGTGCCACCACCCTGGCCCGTGAGGACCAAAGTGAGGCGCTTTTGAGTCAGCCGTGGTGAGCCTAGGGCGACAAGGTTAGTCGCCTTTAGCACAGTCACAGCGGTTGATGCTAGAGCAGCCATGGGTTAGGCGGTGATTCCAGTGAGGTTTTTGATATACATGTGGTTCTCAGGGAAGTTGATTTCGTAACCACCTTCTGTGAGCCAGCAGTCTTTACGACCATCGAAGTCGTTGTCTTGACGACCTTCCAGGAACTCTGTATCGGAGTCCTGAAGCGGACGCCATTTGAAGCATGGAAGATCGAGGATGTAAGCATCGTTGCGGAAGGTTGAATCTTGCGAAAGCAGCGGATGCGCTTTAAAGACCAAGTCACCGTAGATGGTTGACAGGCGATACATCTGAAGACCGAAGGTGTCGGTTTTCGGATTGAGCTCTCGCATGACAATGGATTGGAGCTTGCAGTAAGTCTGCACGGCTTTGAGGAACCCAGAACCACAAAGAACGAGTTTCTCGAAGGACGTGTCCGAAGTGTAGCGGAAGGCACGTTCGACGAGAGTGTCGAACTGGTCGATGGTGAGTGTGGTGGATAGGTCGATGATGCGCTTGTCGTCATCGGCGGACCAGGCGGAGGCTGTGATGTCGGAACCACCAGGGCGGTAGGTTACGATAGCACCGTTGCCGGTTGTGCCGAGTTCCCACTGCTTGAGGAAGTATTCAACGCCACCGGTGAAGCGCTCTGGGACTGTGTCGCCATCTTCGTTGGTGGTGTTGCGTGTAGTGCGCACGCCACGAAGAGTAGCTTGTTCCAGGCCCTTCATGTGACGAAGGCCAGTTTTCTTCAGCTTGTCCTGCCAGATGCCAGAGGAGTCATAGCGCACACCTTGCTTGAGTGCAGAGCGGGTGATGTGGATTCCGTGTTTGTGGATCTGAGTGTAGTTGGTGATCTCGATTGGGAACGAGTAGGAACCAACCTTGGACTTGGTGCCTTCAGCGGCTGCCGAAGAAACGAAGTAGACTGACAGACCGTTGGAGTCCGTGGCGTTAGACACGTCAGCAACGGTTTCGATTGGACGGAAGCCAATCTTGCCCACATCACCGGAGATTTGAGTGACAGAGGTAACGACACCGCGAAGCTGGCTGGTAGTTGTTCCAGCGGCGTCCAGCACATTGCGAATCCAGATGACGTCGTGCACGCGGAAAAGCGTGTAGTCGTTCACCTTGACTCCGTAGATAACGTTGGTTGTCATCACCGCACCGTCAACGTGGGCTGTGGTGAGGTCCGTAGTATAGAACGGGCCTGCAGCAGCGATCTGAGCAGTGGTGGTTTTGATGACGGTGTCACGTTCTTCCCACCAGCCAAATTCAGTCTTGTCGGTTTCTTCATCAGGAAGAAGCGACAGAAGATAGGTTAGCGGGGTTGGGCCTTGAGGATACTGGTAGAGTACCTTACGGCGAGTTTTCTCACTGATATAGCTGGCGTGAGTTCCAGATGTGTGTAGACCGAAGACTGGCATATTGTTGTGTTGTGTTTGTTACTGCTTTACTGGGAAGACTGAGTTGATAATAGACGAGCTTCTTGATTGCCCGCTACCTCCGCGCCCGCCTCCTGACCCGGGACGCATGAATTGGTTTGGCTGTTGCTGTTTGACCTTTAGAGTGAACCCTGTATCATACTGCTTGATCAGTTTGGCAGCCACGTTCGCAACGTCACGTTTCGCCCCTGAGATAGAGTTCATCTTGTAACCTTGCTGGGCAAGCAACTGAATAGCCTGAGCTACTGCAGGGCCTTTGCCTTTCAAAGTTGGAAATTTTTGCACCACCGAAGCAGCAAACTCTTTCTCTTGCTGGCTGCGCTGGTATTGCTGAATTGACTTGATGTGTGGATCAAGCTCTTGAACCCGCCCGTCAATAGCCATTCCACTGGCTTTAAGTAGATACTCGTTCTGAGAATTCATCAATGCCGATAGAGCTTCCAAAGCCTTTTCAGGAGGAGTCTCCGGGTCACGAATCATCTTGATAAGTTCTACCGAGGGGCTTGGTTTGCCAAGTTGCTTCTCGATTTCTTCACGAGTGAACTTGGGCTGTTGCTGTTGTTGCAACGCAGGGCGGAGACCATCAGTGATCGCCTTTGCGAATGCATTAGGATCAAACGGTGGAGCCTTAGGCTCGTCGTCTTCTTCCTCGTCGTTGTCGTCAGAGTCATCTTCGTCCTCTGCGTCGATCACTTCGTCTCCATCAGTATCGTCATCCACCCAGGGTTCGATACCGGAGCCACCACCGCCTTGATCTTCAAAGGGTGCGAAGCAAATAGAATGTAGCCAGTTATTAACTTTCATCTTGTTTTTGTTTTAGTTCTTGTTTCCGTTGTTCCAATGATTGTTTGAGTGTTCCAAACGAATCAAATTGTTTCATCTTTTCACCCAGACTTCCTATCATTTGCTCTCTGGCAAAAAAGGATTGAATGGAATCAGGAACGATCGTCGTAACAATGTTCGCTGTTCCAAGTATCTGGTGTTCAAGATCACTGCGCCATAATTGGTGAAGCTGTGATCTCAGGTGGTTGTCCAGGAGCTGGAGGTGCTTGTCCACCTGCTCCAAGTTGAGGTTGTCCAATGGGTTGGTCACGTTGGAATTGTTTTAGGTTTGTAACTCCGCGAAGCTCTTGAATTCGTTCAATGATCTTCACCAAGTCAATGTTTGTTGCGGCCATCACCTCAGGGTTAGACATAAGTGCGATTGCCAGTTCCTGTAGCGACTGGGCTACAAAAGTTTTCTCGGACGCAGAAGTCGAATCAAAGACAAAGAAGTCTTCTGACCCAATAAGCTCCCACCACGCGTCCTTATGGAAAGTCTGCCAGGCTTCAAAGGTATCCTCGTCTTCGCCCAGGATCTTAAAGAACGTCTCTTCCGACATCCACTGCCGGGCATTGATAAGCAGCTGTTTGCCCAGCGGCGACAAGGCCATCTGGTAAATCGTCGAGCCGATGAGCTTCATTCTAGCAGCCCCTCCAGCCTGAACATTTCGAGCCTCTGTTGCGGACCTTCGCCCTCCGGTAAAGCTCCCCATAGCGTTTTCATTCACACCAGAAACCTGATACATCATTTTCATCAGAGTATCCGCGTCCTGGATATGCGTCGTCGTGGGGTCGTTCGTCTTAAGCTGCTGGATAAAGTTATCCAACCCGCCCATGATCGGCGTATTCTTCTTCATGCGGATGAACGGACTGCGAGTCTGCAAGTCCTCTAGTTCCACATATTGACTATGAACCACCAGCTGTTTTTCGATATTGTTCTTAACAGCCTCGATCCGGGTGTTCATCAACCACGTAACGGTTTCCTGCAAGCGATCAATCAGTGACGATAAAGAATCAGACAACTTACTGTGCTGATCCGGTGCCATCTGAGCCACCTTATACGTGAACCCCATATTCGCATCTTCAACCTTCTCCGCCGACAGCACCCGCTGATCGTTGCCCAGGCGAATAATCCAAAGTTCTTCTTCCGTAGAGCTTGACAACTCATAATCCGCCGGACGCAACCAACGCTGCATCTCCGTGACGACAACCATAAAGTCATTTTCTTTCTTCGAGTCCAAGGTTAGGTCCTCAAGACGTGTTTCACCCCGAGTCTCCAGTTCCGCCCTACCAAACGCCGTCAGATGCTCCGCTCCAGCCACACCTTCCATCTTCTTTACTTCCCTAAAATGATGCACTGTCTCATCAGCCGCAAACCCACCTTCGTGCCACCTGGTCATTGGCAGCCGCGTATCCGGAAAGAAATTATACGGACTAACATTATCCACCACCGTGCCTTCCCGAATAATAACTTCGATTTCTTCATTATTCTGGGCAACCAACTGCAAACCAGCGGTGTCGGAGAAGAGGGTGGCAAAGGATAGTGCAGTGCTGGTAGGTGTGATGTTTGTCGTGCGCACTTGCCAGGAGGGTTTCAGGACACCGAGGTTGAACCGGGCGATGTCAAGAAGAAATTGGACAAGCTGTGGTGTGCCGAAGCCATTGCGAACTTCTCGCTCGATGATCTTCTCGCATTCCTCGCGGATGTCGAAGTCAGCTGTGCCGGTGGGGACGTATTCGTAGAAGCGTTGGTTTTGTGTGTAGAGAAGTGTAAGGTAGGTTACAAAGGTGTTTACCTGGGCGTAAGAGAGCGGGATGGTTTGCTTTGCGGGTTCACGTTTCTTCTTGGCCTTGATGTCTGTAGAGTCGTCACAACGGATTTGCTGATAGGTTTCCAAGGCGTAGTCCCAGTCAGAGTAGTATTTAGCCATCTGGGAACGTGAACGCTTGAGGTCACGGAGACAGTCTTGGCGGAGTTCGGCAAGAAGATCGTCTTGTTCTTCGGCAGCAAGCCGGGTTGGAAGGTCTTTGGGCATGTTAGAATATACTGCTGAAGATGTAACCCAAAAAGGTTAAGATTAGCCAGAAAGAAAAAAGTTTAAAAATTTTCATTTGTTGAACCCCATCATGTTATAAAGATATGCAAGAACGTCGCTAGCTGGTGGTTGCTGCGCTTCTTGCACGGCAAGTTGAGATGCAGCTCCAAGTGCATTACCTGCAACCCCACCAACTGTTTTTTCTAAACCTTCTCCACCGAGGTGCAAGCCAGCACCAAGAAAGAAATCTTTCATTTGCTTTGTATCAAGATAAGAACGTGTGCCATGATACAGTGTGTTCAAAACTTCTGGACCATACGTTGTAGCTGCCTGTGCAATCCTAGGAAACTGTTTTGCGGCAGCCAATGGAACTGATACTTTATCAACAGGATTTACAACTTCTGGAGCTAACCCAAGCCAAAAATGTGGAACATTAGCAACCGCTTCCTTTAGGTATCCTGTGGCCCCAGGCTCTGAATAACCACGCAAGCTCTGACGATTTGCATTACCATAAGCAGTAAACTGATCTTTTGTTTTATCAAACCAAGGCCCAACGGGATCAGGCAAGTAACTACCAAGGCCCATGAACGGAGAAAGAAAAGAAGCCGTTCCAGAGGATATACTACGATCTAATGCCTGTCCAAAGGTGTTAGGTGTAGGTAGAAATAGAGGTTCTTTGGGCATAAGTTATGCAGCTTTTTTCTCAAACCAGTGGCGTTGGTCAGAGGTTTCAAACGAAAGGTCTCCGGTGATAGGAAGTGGCCCAGGGCGGAAGTTGTCGGACTTCTCAGGCGCAACCCAGGTTAAGCCGTTTAGCACCAGACGGTAAAGACACTCCATCATGTGATCGTTAGCATCCTTAGGTTTGTTCTCTTTCTTTGGGTCCCAGATATAAGCATCGAACTCGTAGAGTGTTTCATTCAGCGCGGAGTTGAAATGCAACGTCTCGCCTTCTTTCCTCGACAAAGCATTTTGCACCGCGACGATACCGTGGGTTAGCTCTTTAGACGCAGGCGTAACCATGAGACCTTTGCGGTAGAAGCTGTCAGCCCAGGTTGCGCCAGTGATGGGGTCTTGGTTGAAAGCGATGCGGTCTAGAAGTATGGCGAACGGCTGGCGCCCGTGGAGTTTGTGGATGATGACGTCTACAAGGTCGTCGATCATCACGTGCTGGAAGTATTCGGTGTAGAAGAACGTTTGACCGGTGGGTGCTGTAGCGGCAAAGAGCACCGCGTGTGGGGTCTTAGGATGCGGGTCAACTGCAACACGGATGGTGTAATCCAGCGGTGGGTCGTCGTAGTCAGCCCAGCCGTGTGGGATGGATTCGTAAACGTGTTTGTCACGTTCGAACATGGAGTAGATTACTCCCTGCATTCCGAATGGACGCCCGTCGATACGGGAGGCTTTTTCAGCATCGGTAAGCTGGGCTTCGAACTTCTTGATAGACTTTTCGGTCAGCGAAGTGTTGTCATGCGTGGTGCCAGTCATGACCCAGGTGGACAGCTCGTCCTTGGCAAAGTCTTGACCGTCGTCAAAGTTTTCTTTCAGCCTGGAGCGTGGGATGAACATCTCGTTGATCCACTGTTCCGCAATCGGGGTGCATGTGAACCAAGCCTTACCGTCGTTGTCGATTAAACCACGACTGTTTGCCACCCACATGTTCTTTGGACAAGGCTCGTCAACGTGAATCCAATCCCAATGAGAAGACTCTTGGCCCATTGGATTGCCCATGAAGGACCGCACGGTGTCGATGTAGATATGTGAAATACCACCCCAGATAGACTTAACCTGAATGCAGTCGATTTCGCCAGCTTGGTTTTTATGAACGTCATGGAAAGCGGCCTTCGGCAAGAACTGGAAGATCTTACCTTGGGACTCACCTTCTTCCATTGAAGTATAAATTTCTCGCGCTTTGTCCCAATCGGCTACGATGATAAGTCCTTTGGTGCTGCGTTGTGGGATGCCCAGACGTCGGCGAGCGTCGCCTTCCGGAATCCACAGACGCTCACCCAAGGCGAAAGCCACGTCTTCACAAGCACCTGCGGTAGACTTCCCAAAGCGATTCCCCGTGCGCAAGTAACGAAAATCTGCCCAGGCCGCAGAGTGAAACAGCTCCTGCTTGCGATGTGGTTCATAACCACATATACCACTAGCACGCTTCAAGGCCGAAAGGCGTCGAAGTTTGCTCAAGAGGGCTATGTCGTCAAGTTGGTTCATTAGACAAGTTTCTGTATATCCTGACCGTTAGCTTCCATCTTCGCACGGACCTGTGCCAGCGTCTGACCAAAGGTCACCTGAAAATGCGGGGTTTCCTGAAATGACTTCCACGTGCCAGCCCACTCCACACCATGCTTGGCTGCTATCTTACCAAGGATTGCATAGATGCTATCTGCTACCTCAGGCTTTTTTTCGTCCAAATAAACCCCAGACTGAAACAACCCAAGGTCAATAGCCAATCCATAGTTATGCCAAGAGGAACCAGGGCGTGCCTTGGTTACAATCGGCCCTTTGCGAGTGCGGCCAGAAGCATAGAGATACGCCTGAGTAGCCCATGAGCGCAAACCAGAGATAACTTCCACAGTTACGTTGTATGGAGCCAAAGCTGTCTCACAATCGGTAACGAACGGTTCTAAGACAGCACGAGCTTTCTTATTCAGCGACCCAAGGTTTTCTATTGTGCGTTTAGTTCTCATGAACGGAATTGATTAAAAGAAAGCAACACTATCATCAGCATCAAACCAACAAAGCCCACAAATGAACTCCACCCAAGCGTCAAAGCGATGTCAGTCGTGGCTATCATAGTGGGTTATTCAGCCCGACCAACAGTCAAAGCGCGAGTGAGCGCGGCTTGGGAGAAGACCTTTTCGCCGGTTGCTTTCCAGCGACCTTCGAGGAATTGATACTCCATGTCCTTGATGGTGGTCATGCTAGTCGGGGTGTATAGTGCTGATGAGTTTAGTAAGGATGCGTTGCTCGCGGTGAAGGTTTTCGATTTGCAGGAGAGCAGATTCGTCAGCACCAATAGAAAGGTTAGTGATTTCAGTTTGGATTTCATTGATGCGGCGAAAGGGTTTGGAGAGGTTTACGGCAAGCCAGACACGGAGAGTGAGCTTGAGAAGCTCGATGATGCCTGTGGGAGTCATGTGGGTTTATTCTAGGCCCATGGCTTTGGAAGTGACCTTGGCATCACGAGCGAAGAGTGCGGCGATGGATGGCATGAGCGCAGCGAAGATAACGGACCAGTCGGGGTTGGTGGTAGGATCGCCGTCAAGGAGCATTGAAGCTACGTTGGCTGCGATGATGAGGATGCCGCCGGTGCCGAAGAGGGATGTTCTGTAGTTTTTCATAGTGGGTTAGTTAGCGTTATGGTTTAGTATCTCCGGGTGGTTACCGGCCACACGGATCTCGAGATTGGAAAGTTCTTTACGCATTGAACCGAGCTCGGTTTTGATTTCTTGGACGGTTGAAAGGAGGACACCTTGAACACGGACCTCGACACGTATGTCGGAGAGTGCGCTGCCAATTTCTGCAACGGAAGCGGTGAGTCTAGGCACAGCGTCAAGGCGAGGTTTCGCTTCACCAAACCAAAAGCCGACAGCACCTATGGTGAGGATCAGTTGCCAAGGGGTTACGCCTAGGTTTTTGAACGTTGCTTCAATAGGTGGTGGCATGAGTTATGAGTGCTGTTTCGCGGTTTCGACAGGAGAGGGAAGCGCTTGTGCAAGAGCTAAATCAAGCTGAGCTGTGGCATAGCCTGCTTGGAACTGTGCTTGCAGAGCTTGCTGAATGATTTTGATAAGCTCCGGCGTCATGGTTTAGCAAGGGCGGCGAGTTGAGCGATGACACCATCAAGCACTTCCTGGGGTTGTGACTTCAGCGCGGCGGCGAGCTGTGCAGCGGATGCTGCGTAGTCGGAGTCAGCCCAGGCTTGGGCTTGATCGGTGACGATGGCGGTGGCAAGAGACTCCGCTGTAGCGTCTCCGGTGATGCGCTTGGTGAAAGCAGCTTGCTGCTTATCGGTGAAGGTGATGGTGAGGTTCATGGTGAGTTAGGCGAGGATTCCGACATCAATGAGAGCGGCTGCAATTTGGCCCATGGTGTAACCACCGTAGGTGGCTGAGTCATCAGCGATGCCGCTGGTGTTTTGTGTGAACGAGGCAGCAGAGATGCTGGACGTCGGCTGCACGATGGGTGTCTTGTTCCAGAAGGCTAGTTTGTCACTGGTTGTTGTCCCAAGTTTCGTGCCTTTGGTGCCTCCAAAAGACATGTCCACAGCTTCCGAGAAAGCCAAAATACCAGCGGTGTTTAGAGTCAGTCGTGTTTGCAGGTTGCCTTGAGTATTGGCCCCCTGCGTGTTATAAGTAGCGAGGATCAAAGAACCCCCAGCACCACCGCGACCATTGCCGCCTGAGATCGTGAGGTTGGCTCCGACTCCATCGCTAGTGATACGGTTGCAGGCTTTGAAGTGCTGGTTGGTGACACCTGCGGCATCTGCGCCCATCTGGACGGTAGCAGCAGAGCCACCACGATAAAGAAAAGAGTCTGGCGTTCCAGAATACGACGTTCCATCCGTCCAGCCGAAGTAGGTGTTGGAGGCACAAAATAGACCATTAATAGTGGCAGCGGCTGTGTAGCCAGTTCCAGCCATGATGTTCATTCGGCTTGCGTCCTGGTAAATGATCCCGTGCTGGAAACTCGTGGCTGATGATCCCAATCTCAGTCCAACCCTGCTGTGTATGCCGCCTTCTTTATCCAACGAGAACCGGATGTCATTGTTCACCAGCACACGCATCACATCACCGTAGGACGGATACGAGTCTGTAGCGTCCAGACTAAAACCAAGCATCGTTCCCTTGGCGCTCCAGTTAGTCGGAGCGGTCGCTCCCGTCTGATTGAAGTAAAACAACGGGTGATTCGTCGTTGATGTGCCTGCCTTGTAGGGGGCTCCCGTCAGCGATACGGCGGATGTTGAGGCAGCGCCATTAGTGGACTGTATCACCTGCCCGGTGAGCGTGCCGCCCGCGAGAGGGAGTTTGGTGGCATCCGCACCGCCGCCCGTTTGTGGAATGAGAGAATGTAAGCT